GAGATATTGAAGAAATGTTGGAAATCAAAAAATAACAGTATGATAACCTATGCATCTGGCATGAATAGGCGTCAAATTGGCCAATGGTATGATGAATCTTATGCATATGTCAAACAATTCGATGATGATATTGTTGCATTGGAGTTCGATTTTAGTAAGTTTGACAAACACCATACTGTCAAACATTTAAAATTGGAGCATAAAATATTCAACAGATTATTGCCAATGGATGACAATGTTAAGAAAGGTTACAAAAGTACTTTAATGACTACAGGCTACATGCCTAGTGGTATGAAGTATCGTGTTCCTGCTACGAGGAAGAGTGGTTTCCAAGATACAACTCTTGGAAACACTGTCCTCAATGGCACAACACACTTATTTATATTAGCAAACATTTTTGATTGTAAAGTTGAAGATTTACAAAAAATGCCAATAAGACTAATAGTTTTAGGTGATGATTGTTATGTATTGACAACTCGAAAGATTGGTCAAAAATACGTAGAGGAACAACTTTCTAAACATATGGGCTGGCATATAAAGAAAGCTATTCTACCTGTTGAACAAGCAACTTTTTGTTCAGGTATTTTTATGCCTGATTCAAAAGGTACTTATTTAACAGGTTTGCCAGGCCGTGCCTTAGTACGTACCTTCTGCAAAATGAATAAACTCACAAGTGACATAAAACAAAAATTTTATGCATTTGTTGTTGCTTCAGGTTTATTAGCAGATCATGCACATGATCCGTTAATAAAACCACTAGCACGAAGAATTATGTTGATTAATTATGATTCATATGAACATTATCAAAATAAAATACCAAATTTTATTAAATACAAAGCATATGAATATGGATTAATGCATGGTGAACGTGGTGAAGTGTGTGAAGCAACATATGATTTTATTCAAAGAAGATATAATTTATCAATAAATGATTTAAATATATTAAAACAATATTATAATGGTATTAAACATTTTAAAGTTGGTTTAGAACATGAAATTATTGATAAAATTGTATCAGTGGATGTTGAAGATAAACCAAATTATGATTGGTTTAAAGAAACAGAAGGTGAATTGTGGGATATTGTAGATAATGATAAAGAATTAAAAGAACCAGAAACAGAACCATGGTGGGATGAATGTATGTGTTATGAACATTTTGATGATCAATTGTATGCAGCAATTGATAATATTCAAGAAAAATTCATGGCATTTCAAACATAGAAATAAAATTTAATTTATACAATTGACAACAGGTCCGCTTGTCCATATCGCGGCATACAAAAATATATGAATATCTTATGGTCTGTGTTTCAGACCAATAATGG